TCACCGTCACCGTCACCGTCACCGTAACCGTCACCGTAACCGTCACCGTAACCGTCACCGTAACCGTCACCGTCACCGTAACCGTCACCGTAACCGTCACCGTAACCGTCACCGTCAGAGACAAACTGCATCAGCAGTCTCTCATCCATGTCAATGGTTACAGTCTCCATGGCTCAACACTCTCAATGGATTTGATTGCTGCCTCGGTGCAAGGAATAACCTCAATGACACCCAGGACTGTCATCTCTGGGACATAGACAGTGAACTTGCACCGATTAGGGTTTTTGACACCCTCTTGGGCCATCTGGGAAAGGGTTGCAGCCCCACTCCAAAACCAAATCCGTCTGACATTGGCCAACACCGCCTCATCCCCTTTTCTGTCCTTGATTTCACCGTAAAAAACACCGGCATGCACCGTCCTGATGATAAACTTTTTCATGATGTATTTTTTTAGATTGTTTGATTGTTGACAAGTTTCTGGAAAGACTCACACGCCTCCATGTCCTTGCACCATTTATAACCAATGATGCTGTCTGCCACTCTGAGAATGGCCTGTAGGTCATTCACCCATTTGACAGAGGTTGCCTCAACATATAGTGTCCGGCTTGCATCCAAGGTTACCTCCCAAAATCCAAAGTGTTGAGACTTGAGTGCAACTGATGCCCCCTTATACCACCAATAACCATCCTCCTCAATCCATCCACACCTTAGCAGTCTTTCAGGTGTGATTGCCACCGGCTTGATAGACTCATCCTCAACACTTGCCATGAGGCCATAAGGGCCATCATAGCAAGCATTAAAATTGTCACCCCACCCATTTAGGCAGGGTTTTCCATCTTTTGGTGTGGGCTTGAGTCCTCTGAAAAGGAAAAAGTGCTCACCATAACTGACCACATCACCAAAGCAAAGTTTACTTGCATCCATGACAACTCCCTCCCTTATGCTAAATGGTCAACCAAGAGACCGTCCTTGTCCATGTTGCACATGAAACCCTGTGCAATCAGCTCATCAACAACAGCAGGGACACATTTGGTGATGTGGAGCCGGAAATCAGATGTGCCCAGATTGCCAACAAAATCATTGATGGGAGTGTTGATTTTTACCTCTCCGGAGTGGTGGCAAGCAATGATTGTGATTGCCTTTTGAAAATTTGCTGCATTCATAACTTTGAAAAATTGATTTGATAATTGTTATAACTCTGCACGGTAAAACCTGAGAATGTCAACGCCCTTATATTTGGTGTGACCATCCTTGGTGATGACACATGAAATGAGCCCCATCTTGGTCTTTGTTCTTAGAGTGTTTCTGTGCATCTCTAAGAGGGCACATGTCTGATTGATTGAATAACGGCCACTGAGACTGACCTGAGGCTCTGTTGATGTCATATCTTTCTTTGATAAATTGTTTGATGGTTGAAAAAGAGGGATGTCCTTGCTTTTGCTTACTAACTACTGACTAACCTAAACTAAAACCACTTTTTTCCTGCCATCCCTCTTTTGTCTTTAGTTCTCCATGAGTCTTGTCACTGACACTCCCTCAGAGGTCTTGTTGACGGTGAACTTTGCCCCCTTAATCCTGGAGCATATATTTCTGATTGTGGAGGTCTCCATGCCCTCTGTGTAAGGAAACACCACACTGTCCCCCTCCACAAGAGCCTTGATGGTGGCAGTGTAGTTGATTTTCTTTTCGTGATAGATGATGTCCATTGTCAAATAAAATCTGTATATTTGCATTGTGTATGTGCAAAGGTACAGATATTTTCTGTAATTGCAACAGAAATTTGCAGAAATTCTCCAAAATTTTCAAAATATGTTATCTGCAAGTGAAAGAATAAATGCAGTAATCCGCCACAGTGGGATGTCTGCAAGGGCCTTTTCTGAGAGAATTGGCATGGCACGGCCTCAGGCCATTTATGACATACAATCCGGCAAGACCAAGAGCCTTACACCAAAGATGGTGTCTGCTATTGCTGAAAGATGGCCGGAAATTGACAGATATTGGTTGATGACAGGAGAGGGTGAAATGTTGAGGATTGCAGAAATTATGCAGAAATCACCTGCAATCCAAGATGAGCCTCTCATCCTCACCGGAGATGCAAAGTTGTTGGTCATGAATATGAGCAACACTCTGCATCAACAAGAGCAGAATATAACAAGGCTCACCGAGTTGGTTTCTCGCCTCACCTCCGGAGAGACCGCCCATGAGTCAGGGAAAAAAGCAAATGCAGGATAATCAATTTTGTCCCTATAAAAAAAGAGTTTGAAAGTGAGAAAATTTGCAGTATTTCTTTTGGTAGGCATGGCCATCATGGCAAGTTGCAACCGGAATTTGGGAAAGGCTCAAAGACACCTTGACCAAAAGCACCATGGTTGGACTGCCACCTCTGTTGAGGCAACACGCCCTGTCTGCAATGGCATCACTGATGCCTCCACCGTCCTCTCTGCTGCTCTGGCATCCTCAACATGGGATGAGTTTAGAGCCTATTATGGTGCCGGTGAAACCGGACACGCCCTGGAGAGGTTGACCGCCTATGCCTCAGATGCAGACTCATATATTGAGACACATCCTGAGCAGGCAGACTCACAAGGTTTCTTTGGAGACTGCACATCCACCTCCGGAGAGGCAAAGACCATTGTCTTTCTGGTTGAGGATGGAGATGTTGTGAGCTGCTCTCTTGAAATCCAAGAGGCTTATGATGCAGCCCTTATCAAGCTGCTCAGATTGACCCCTTGATTGCACACTGATTGCACACATTGAAACGGCATTTTGCAACAGCTTGATATTTTGGAGGTTTCAGTGGAGAGTCCACACGCCTGGAAAGCGTGTAAACCCCAAAAGGGTTTCCGGAGTTCGAATCTCCGTCTCTCCGCAAATAACTGCTTGAATATCAAGCAAACTGCAAAACAATAGCAGCAATGTGTGCCAATAAAAAAAACACCATTGCTGCACTTTTTTGCACATATCTGCACAATGTTGCACAAATCTGATTGCACATTGATTGCACATCCCCAAAAGAGTCAGCTTGGCCAAAACCATTGCCCATGATTATCACAAGACTTTATTTGGACACAAGACGGACACCGGATGGCAGAGGTGCTCCATTGAAATTGGCCCTCAACCGCCACCGGAAAACCGCATATCTCAACACCGGCATAAAATTGAGTGTTGAGGATTGGGATGCATCCACACAGAGGGCAAAGAGCCGGCAACTCCAACACATCATTGACCTCAAGAGGGTCAAGGTGGACACTCTCTTGATAGACCTCCAAGAGCATGGCAAATTGGATGGCCTCACCATCACTGAGGTCAGAGACCTCCTCCAACGCCTCCTGTCACCGTCAGATGATGAGCCTCAGAGGTTTCTGGCAACATTTAGGGCCTTTGGTGCATCAAGGAAAAAGCAAAGGACAAGAGAGATATATGAGGCCACGGCCATCAAGATTGAGCAGTTTGAGCCCAATCACCGGAACCTTGACTTTGCAGACATCAATGTGGGATGGCTTGACCGCTTTGATGCATTCCTGGCAAAGACATCACCCAAACGAAATGCCAGAAACATCCACATGAGAAATATCAGGGCTGTTTTCAATGATGCTATCAAGAAAGACCTCACCACCTGTTATCCTTTCCGAAAGTATGAGATAAGAGCAGAGCCAACTGCCAAGAGGGCTCTCTGCATTGGAGACCTCCGGAAACTGCTCACTGCTCAAGTGCCTGCCTGGCAACAGAAATATCTGGATTTCTTTGCCTTGTCTTTCATGCTCATTGGTATCAACACTGAGGATTTGGTGCATGCACTGCCAACAGACATCAACAATGACCGCCTTGAATACATCAGAGCCAAGACTTACCGCCCATATAGCATCAAGATTGAGCCAGAGGCCATGGCCATCATTGAGCAATATCCAGGAAAGACAAACCTCCTCAACATCCTTGACACATACTCTTGCACCCACAATTGGACATCAAGGGTTGACAAGGTGCTCAAGCAAATCTCAGAGGCCATTGACATTCCACCAATATCAATGTATTGGGCAAGGCATTCATGGGCCACCATTGCTGCTGCCTTGGAAATCCCCAAAGAGACAATCAGAGCTGCAATGGGCCACTCTGACACAAGTGTCACAGACATCTATATTGATTTTGATGCATCAAAGATAGACAGGGCCAACCGCCAACTCCTTGACTTTGTCTTGTATGACAAGAAACGCCTCACGGCCATTGACCTTTTCAACATCAACATCCAAAAACTTGAGACACGGATGAGCCTTGGGGCAAGTTAAAAAAACCGGAGAGCATTCACTGCTGTCCGGGAAAAGAGTTTCAATAGGCATTGAAAAGAGTATATTTCAAAATGAGTATTTGATGCCGACCTCAACAAATGGTGTGGTCTTGAGACCATCCAACTTGATGGCCTCAAGACCACCTCTGACCTCCAACCGGCATCTGCCATTGTTTGTCAGTGGTGCATCAAGGAAAGCACCTGCCTTGAGTTCAATCAGAAATAGGTTGATTTCTGTTGCTCCATATACGCCCCAATCAACTCTCTTTCCAACCACTTGAGTCACAGTCTTTGTGATTGTGGTTGTATGGTGATAGAGACGGATGGAGTCCAGCTTGGCATTGTAGCCAGACACATAGGCTTTGAAATAGTCACCATCATAGACGGATTGCATGATTGGCAGTCTCACACTGACACTGTCCGCCTCTGTTCTGGAGCCGGTGGAGTCCGCTTGCCTCTGCACTGCTGCCTCCGGCACTTTCGCAATCATCTCTCCAACCGCCTCTGTTGAGGCAAGATTTGGGCTTGTTTGAGAGATTGAGTCCACGGTGGTGCAACTGTCCACTTGCACTGAAACAACGCCCAAATTGGGCTTGTTTTGCCTCAACAGATAGGAGACAAGAGCACAACCGACAATGCCGGCCACAAGACCGACAATGAAACAGAGCAGAGGCCATCTGCTATTGCAATATGTTTGCCCACTCATTGACCATGTAATTTATAACACCGTCAACCATCACATCCAGGCATGATGCCTTGCCCTCATCAGACTTGAGATAGGCAACATCCTCCTTGTTGTCTTGGAAAAAGTTTTCCACAAGCACGGCAGAGCAGAGTGTCTTGTGCAAAATATAGAAATTCTCCTCATGGTCTCTCTCAAGATATTTATCTTTTGAGAGCCTCAACCGGAGTGGAGGGAGAAAGACCATTTTTGCCCTCTGACAGAAATAGTCTGCCACCACATCTGACTCTGTCTCCCCTTTGGTAGTATAGATGGCCCATCCCCTGGCACTCATCCAATTCTTTCCATTTCCGGCAGCATTGACATGGATGGAGACCAACAAGACATTGTCCTTGCCAAGCCTCTTGCACCATGCATTGACACGCCTTGTCCTTTCAGTGAGGGAGACATCCTCAACCTCCGGCACCAACAGCTCTGCATCAATTCCAAGGGCATTCAGGACATCACACATCATGTTGGCCATTTCCCTGGCCCATGCATACTCCTTGAAATAGAGTGGAGAGTGTTTGAGGCCGTTTCTGGCATCTGGACTGCACTTGCCTGGAGTGTCACTCCCATGGCCATTGTCAACAAGCACCTTGAGGCCCTGTTTGGCATGGGCATTCACCCATGCCAACAGAGTCTCAAGTTTGTCATAAATGCTTTGAGATTGTTGATAGGCAAACCGTCTCATGATTTTTCACTGAGTTTTGCATTGGCCTCCTCCAATCTTGAAACAACCTCCGCCAACTTGTCAAGTTTGTCAGAGGTCAAAAGGTCAAGAGTCGCATCAACAATCTTGGCAGACCTGTTTCTCTGTTTCTCCTCCGCCTTTTCCCAGATAGACCAACCCTCAACACCGCAAAGCAAGATGCCAATGAGGATTGACACAATTGGGATATTGCTCAGGGCCTCAATGCCAATGAGGTCAACAATCTGTGTCAGGAGGATGAGGATGTCAATGCAACCGGCAACCAACACTCCACCCTCATAGGTTATGAATTTGGTGACAGTCCGCTTGAAAGCCTCTGATGACCGATAGACACCGGCAATCTTGGCCTTTCTCATGCCAACCACCAAATCCAACATGATTGCCGTGAGCACAATGAGGCACACAATGGCAATTATCAGGAGCATCACATTTGCCCCATGGAGAAATCCTGTTGTCATGACTTGCCTCCTTTTATCTCGTTAATGATGCCAATGACAACAATTGCCTCAACAACAAGAGCACCGAAAATGCCAAGAGCCCCAATGAGGATTTGCCACCACCGTCCGCCTGCTGCAAGGATGATGGATGCAATCAGAGCTGCAAGGATAGTCACCGCAAAGATGCAAAGCAAGACAATGACCCCATAACGGTCAATGAATGCCTTGAGCCTCTCCAATAGTTCTCCGGTCTCTTTCTTCTGATGGGAGGTGATGAGCATCACAACCATTGCAAGGATGATGATGCCAAAGATGATGATAAGTGCTTTCATGTCCTATGCCTCCACCCAATCATCTGAAAAAATATCCTCCCATGTAGGGACATAACTTGTGGCAGAGGTGTCTGCACTGTCATTGCAGGTGACAATGAGCACCTGGTCATGGAATTGGATTGAGCCCACCTTTTCTGCATCTCTGCCAACGGTGGAAATCCTTGGCTTGACACCGTCAGGGAGAGATGTCATCTTGGGCACAACTGAGGCCGGCACCAACTGAGGCACCTGCCTGACAATAAACTTGCCCCACCAAGACTCTGTCTGTCTTGTGAAAGGCCGGCCATTGATGAGGCCATCAATAATTTCTGAAAATTTCATGGTGTTGGTGTTTTAGATGCCAATGGCAGTGAGTTCATTTTTGACCCATGAGATGAGATTGTCATGCTCCTCCGGCTCCTCCATTTCCTGCATTCTCTCCTTTCTGGCAAGGGATGCATTGAAACTTGCCACATCCATGGCATCTTTGAGGCCATAAGCAGCCATTTCTGCTGCATTGATGGCCTTGGCTCTGGTAACCGGCTTGGGCACATTCATGACAAAGGCCCTGGTGATGACCTTGGGAGTCTCAGTGCCATCCGGATTGATTTCTTTGACAGTCTCAGACTCATGGCCAATGTAGATGTTGACAGAGTCTCCCATATCAAGGGAGATGAGTTTGCCACCTTTCCAAGTGGAGAGGCCGGCATTCACATCCTCTGCCTCTGAGGCAGGGACTGTGACCTTGTTGAGTTTGTTGATGATGTTACCCATGTTATTTGATGTATTGAATTTGATTTGTAGAGTCCTTAAAGATGTAGCCACATTGGTTTTCAATGACAACATCCTCCAACGGCAAGAGATTTTTCTTGCCATATAACTCTTGAGCCTTTGCAATGAAAGTGATGATGCCGGAATAATTGCCATGCACCTCCCTGGCCAAAACACGCCCATCCTCTTGAGGGATGCCAATGAGCAACTTTATCCAATTATAGTTCCCTTGGCCATCTTTCCTCATATCATAGTCATAGACGGTAAACTCCTGGCCGGTCAGCTCTTTCATGCCAATGTTTGGTGCATCAAGAGCACGGTCAATCTTAATCTTTTGTGTCAGTTCTCTAAGTTTCATTTCTTTTTCAATCCTTGTCATAAGAGCATAGCAGTCCGCATGCATGAGGATGCCAAAATAACAACCCCAATTCCGGTCTGTTGCTTTCCACGCCCTGTCAATGGTGCCGGCTCTCACAGACACATAGCCTTTGGCCCTGCCAATGCTCCCACGGTGTGGGATGTAACCGCAAAAGTCCAGAGGCATGCCATCAAGAGGCTGCACCCTGGCAGTGTGCCTCTTTGCCCTGATGTGCAACTCATACCACCAAAAATTTTTCACCCTCCATTTGACCCTCTGGGCCTCCTCCTTTGTCTCCACGGCAATGAGGTTGTCATCTGCATATCTGCAATGATAGCCCATAGAGGCAGCAAACTTGTCAAAACGGTGCATCACTATATGATGAGCCATGGGAGAGGTGGGAGTGCCAATGGGCAACTTTCCATTGACAAAGCAAACATTGATGCCAAAATCAATGAGCCATGTGTCCCTTGTGAGATATTTCATCTGTGACCGGAAAACCTTTGGAGTCACAAACTCATAGCACCTCCTTTGGTCAATCACCACCGCAAAATGCAAGTGGCTCTCATCATAGTAGAGATGTTTCAAGGCATGCAAGAGGGATTTGTTTTTGTCCTTGGCAGTCATGCCAAACCCCTCTTTGCAGTTATAGGCAAAGCCGGTGTCAACAGGGTGATAGATGGGCCTGATGAGCATCAACCAGAGCCATTGATAAGACCTTGTGACAAAGGACGGCATCTTGATGTGCCTCACTTTGCCATTGTTGTTGGTCTTGACCATGTCTCTGTAAGTCAACAGGCCCACATAAGACCCATCAATCAGAGCTGCATAGAGACGGTCAACATTGGCATCATAGACCTTTTTGTCCATGAATGCCTTGACCTCATCCTTTTGCATGTGGTCAGCAGCAGCAGCATCAATGGCTGCTTGCATCTGACTCCTGCTGATTGCTATCTTTGACATTTCAACAATAATCAAGTTTGGGCATTTGGCAGGCAAGGCTCTCCACCTTGCCTCCATGCATCTCAACTTGTCAAACAAGTCACATGCACATGTCTTATAAAATTTGCTATTCCTAAGCAAGAGTGATGGTTGATGTCTGCATCAAAAAACGCCCAATCTTTGGCAGACCCACCATAGTTATTGTCAGTGTTACCTGCTGCATTGTTACCATTCCAATTGCGAGGTGAGCAATTAGTGTTGTTAGCATTGCCACGAAAACGGAGGCCATAACCATCACCCTTTATTTCAACCAGGGTGGCAGGTTTCAGAGGTGCAGTCCCTTTGCTGCACTTGACCTGCGCCCCCTGGATTTTCTTAAAATCCTATGGGCATTGCATGCCCTTTATTCCGACTGCGTCGGTGTTGCACCCTGCTCTGCAATACGAACTTGGGCAGACCCACCATAGCTAACGGCAGCGTAACCTGCTGCATAGTAACCAAACCAATTGCGAGGGGAGCAATTAGGGCTGTTAGCAGAGCCACGAAAACGGAGGCCAAGACGGGCTCTCTGACCAACGGTGGAATATCCCCAATAGTTGCCAACATAATTATAGTGGCACATGCCACTGTCAAGGCCACCACCGGAGACAATGCCACAAGGCAGGCCAGGCACATCATCTTTGGAGTAGAAATTGCCCAGAGAGTTGAATTGTGCCACATGCCTCATTGTGTCCTCAAAGGCAAACCGTTTGCCAGGACTGAGGCTCACAGTTGTCTCAGAGTGCCAATTTTCCTGGTCAGGTTCCACATAGACATCCAAGAGGTCTCCGGACTTGCCACCGGAGCCGGCAGTGAGGTTTGTGCCAACCACCTCAACACCGCCACCGAAATACCAATAAATATCTCCGGAGAGGTTTACTCCCTCAAAGAGAGACATCCTCAGATTGGCCTCAACCTCAAAGACGGTGGCATTGCCATCTGCATCATAGCCATTGACGGTGCCGGTCCTCTGACTCCAAACCTTGGCAGACATGTCTGCAAGGTCAGCTCCAGGCACGGCCTCATACCAATATGAAAGGCCATACATCTCAAACTGCTCATCTGCCTCAACGCCCATCTCCATTGCAAAGGAGAAAGCCATCTGAGACTCAAGCACCGTCTCTTTGGGTGCATAAGCATTGAGCAGGTTGGACATGTTGGTGGATGCCTTTTCAGCACTTGTGTAAACTCCGGCAGGTGTGACACTCCAATTGGCATAAGTCCAGACATCAGAGCCTTGCTTTCTGATACGGCATCCGCCATGGGAGTGGAAAGTGGCCTCATTATTGTCAGACTCATCAGAGCTGATGCCTGAGCCAAAGAGGCCGGCTCCATGGATGTCCCTTGTGCCATACTTGATTTCAAGGTAAGTCAAGAATGCATTGAGGGTGTTCCAACCGCCCTCTGCAAAAGGCAGGCTCTTGGAATGGTCAGAGTTGTTGTTTCTTGCCCACTGCATATTGAGAGGCTGTTGGATGCCACGGTGTGCAGGATATGTCCTGTCAGCTCTGGCAAAGAGGGTGCATCCATTGGCAGCAGTTCCCTCACAGTGAGCACTGCCACTGCTCATGCCACCATAGAGGGTGAAAAATGTCCTTGTCTTGATGACACCATCCTCAGAGATGAGGCCGGTGGGACAAGGAGAGAAAAGGGTTGGTTTGAGCACCTGAGGTGTGCAACCGTCAAAGACCTTTGCAATAGGGCTCATGATGTTCCAACGGAGGCCAGATGCACCATGGGCATTCTGCAAGAAATACAGGGTATTTCCACAGCCAAAGCCAATGGTGTATTTGGTTTCAGTTGTCTCCCAGGGCATCAGATAGTGAGAGACCTCCACTCCGGTGTCATCCTTGGTCAGTTTGTCAAAGACAAATTTCTTGACACCGTCAATGATGCCAATGGTCACATGGTTGGCATAGAAATCCTCAGGGTCATAGGCCCCTGCTGCATAGACCAGATTGCCACCGGCATCATAAAGGGCATGCTCCATGCACTCTGCTCTCATGGCAGCAGTGATGCCCACCACCGGAGCAAAGTTGCCATTGTCAAACCGGAGCAGGTTGTTTCTCTTGAGCAGCATGGGATGCTTGCACACCTCTCCGGAGTTGTCGGTGGTGTCAATCAAATAAAACCCATACTTGATGAGACTGTTGTCACCAAGTTTCTTGGATGCAGCAGCAGCGAGATTGGCAGGGTTGAAACCTGCTGCCATGTAGTCATTGCCGGTCAAAATCATTGACTCAACATCCAACTTGAGTTGAGCAATGTCCGCCTTGATGCCGGTCAACTCACTGCCATAGGCTACCAAGCCCCAATTGGCAGTCACATCAAAGTCTCCGGTTGTTTCATTGTAGGTGGCCACCGGCTCTGCCAACACGCCTGCAACCAAAGCAACAAAGGTGCTGCCATTGTGGTAATAGAAACCCTGCTTTTTGCAGGCCATTCCGGCAACCCATTTCTGTTTGTACTGTGGTACAGTGCCAAATTGAACTTTCTCCATATTTTTGACTGTTAAAGATTATGCATCAATTGTAATCTCAAGGACATTGTCATCAGTGATGTCTGCCCCTTTGATGGCAGAGCCGGCTCCATTGGTGATGAGATAAAGGTCACCATCCTCACATGTGACTGTAAAGAGCCCCAGGGACATGGCATTGATAGTTTCTTTCATCTCATTGATGGCAGTCTGGCAGTCTGACTCTCTCTGGGTTTCTGCCTGAGCACGGAGTCTCTCTGCCTCCGCCCTGGCAGTCTCGGCAGTCACCCTGGCATTTTCAGCAGTGACCCTTGCCTGTTCCGCCTGCACCCTGAGGGCCTCCGCCTCTGTTCTTGAGGTCTCTGCATTGGCCCTGGCAGTTTCTGCCTGAGCACGGAGTCTCTCTGCCTCCGCCCTGGCACTCTCTGCATTGACCCTGGCAGTCTCAGCTCTCACCCTGGCATCCTCCGCCTGGGCACGGAGTCTCTCTGCCTCCACCCTGGCATTTTCAGCAGTGACCCTTGCCTGTTCTGCCTGCACCCTGAGGGCCTCCGCCTCTGATGCAGCCTCTGTCTGGGCCTTAGCATCAGCAGTGGCCTTGATGCAGGCATTGAGGATTTCAGTGATGGTGGATGAGGGCAAAGTGGAGATGGTGATGCCAACCTCAACCGTCTCCGGATTAGTGGAGACATCCTCAACATCCTCAGTCTTGCCAACGAGAGTGAAAGCAAGGGCATCATAAGTGGCCTCATTGTCATTGTATTTCAATTGGGCAACAAGACGGTAATCTCCCACAAAAGCCTGTTGTTTTGCAGGGAAAGAGCAGAGCAGTTTGGTGGCATCCTCTCCGGAGACCTCAAAAGGGCAATAGCCTGCAAAGGCTTTCTGTGCCTCAGAGTACACACACAACTGCAAAATTTCCACATCTGGCCATGAGAGACTGACTCCACTGTCAATCAAGGACACGGCCATGGGCACTGTTGTGCCAAGACGGTATTTGGATAGATTTGCCATTGTTATAGTTGTTAATTGTTTTCATTTATAGCCTCATCCGCATCCGCCCATTTTGATGTCTCCAATAGACTGTGAGACGGTGCAACTGTGGCCTTGTCTATGGTGGTGGCCTCAACCTCAACAGATGCCTCCTCTGCTGCTTTTGAAATTTTGGCCAACTGAGCCTTTGTCAGAGTTATATCCTCCCCTGATGCCAAGAGGCTATCTGCCTCCGCCTCTGTGATGTCAAGGGTGCCCCTCAAAGCCAATCCAATAGCATTGGTCTGGGCCTCTGTTAATGTACCAAGATTGACTGACTGTGTCTCCTCCCACAAATCATCATACCAAATAAACTCATGGAGTATGACCCCGGTCAACCGCCCCTCCAAGACATCATAAGTGCCGGCCTGCAAAATATATTTCTTGCCCTTATAAGTCAAAATGCTCTCAAATGCATAGGGATAAGACTTGTCCACAGGGAAACAATCTCCCTCAAGAATAGAAAGAGGGTCTGCGTTAAAACAGAGCAACTGTTTGTGTATCTGGCCGGCCATTGGTATTGCCTTGGATGAGTCCTCATTGCTCCAAAATACATTGTAACTGAAAGGGATGAGCCTGCTATAAGAGTCCTTGTCCCACAATGCATTTTCATAGGATGTCCCATTGATATAAGGTTTCAAAATAGACATAGGAGCAACCTCCAATGTCCTTTCTTTTACAACATTATAATTGGAATTGTTGACAGTCCGCACGGTGTCTGATTTCAACACCGGCACTTTGACGGAAAATGTCATTTTTCTGATTGGCACATAAGAGCCATTATCAGGTGTATCATCACCCCTTGTGTGCCAATTAAGAAAATAAACTCTCAGGATGCCCCCTGGATTTCCACCGGCATCAGATATGTCTGGCAGGTTAAATTTCACCTCATATTCTGTTGCCATCGCAGTGGCAACTGCATAGGTTTGTGGCTGTGGCCCAGATGTCAGCCATCCGGTGATTGCATTCCAATAATAGACAGTGCCTGTTTTGGTATCTGTATATTGGATTTGATACTCAAGAGTATAAATGTAATTTTTGAGCCTCGCAAATTCCCAGGGAGAGGATGCCGTCTTGAGTTCAACAGGCCGGCCAAGTTCAATATGCAGCTCCCCCTCTGTTATATTTGTCCAAAATTCACAATATCTGGTTGTATCATTATCAACACGGTCAGCACTCATCAAGAGGGATGTTTTCAGATAGTCCTCCCCCTCCTGGTTGGTCAGAGTTTCTCTTTGCACCCCCTGATTGCCATTGAAAAATCCTTGGCCAGTCCACATGGCAATCTTTTTCCATGCTTTTTCTGTCAATCCATGTCTTTCTTTTCCCACAAAAATTCTCCAACCATGTTGCCCCACAGTGTCATAATATGTCCCATTATAATTGACAATAGAGCCATTAAAGGCAATGTCCAGAGGGATATCAAACTCATCCTCATGCTCATAGGACACTTTGTCAATGATTTCCTTAAAAGCCGGGTCAAGAGTCCTCTCCCCTCCATAAAACTCAATTTCCCTTTTAGGGACACTCACAATCTGCATCTGTTGGAAAAGAGGCAAATTTTTGATAGGGACAACAACCCACTTGCAAAAACCAATAAACCTGAAACAATATCCTACAGCCTCAAGGAGTTTTTCAAGGACATCAAGCACCTTTTCTCCGGAGAAATGCTCAAGAAAAACACCGGCATCTATCAGGTAAGTCCCAGATGGAGACACCAGGTGTGATGCATCTTTTTGCCCTGTTGAGTCCCATGGATAAATGTGCTCCATGGGGAAATTGATTGCCGACAGAGACTCATCTAAGATTGTGGATATCCCCTTGACTCCATAGATATTCTCAGAGGGATATTGAAAATCCATATTTTGGAGAAAGCCAAGGCCATCCCTTGCCACAACGGTTATCCCACCATGATAGTCAAGAGACTCTTTCCATGAGTCCGGTGTGATGTAGCCACGCCAATCATCAAACCATCCTCCAGGATTTTCTCTCCGCAGGACAACAAGATATTTAGTGGCATCGGGAGTAAAAAACTCCTCCCAACCTCCGCATTTCACAATGGATGTGCTCTTGTCAGGTGCATCAATAAGACCAAAGGAGAGGGATGTCTTGACAAACGGAGCAGACACATCACTCTGACTGCCTTGGATGTCAAGGTTGATAAATGTCAATGAGCCAATTGACTTGACCCTGACACTCTCAGGCAAATCCCTTTGCAAAATGTGTAATTGGACACCCAAGCCATGGACATCCTTGCCACCCCAAACATACTTGAGACCATAACTATTCAAATCAATCATAACTCACTTGCTCCACTCATTAAGTGTCTTTTGTCCAGAAAGCACAATATCAGAGCCACTCAAACGGCCCTTGACATAGATGGTCAGCTCTGAGGCAACTGTGCTTGTTCCCCCAGATGTCCCACCCACATAACCATCTCCACCACCGGCATTGGTGCCGGTGGCTTTATTGACGGCTGCTTTCAGGCCGGCAGAGGCAATTGCCCCAACTGCAACCAAGGCAGCACCGGCAGCAATGGCAGCATAAGGGTTGCCAAGAGACTGTTGGAAAGCAAGTGCAGCAAGACCCTCCATCATAATCAGCTCACCCATGGTGATTGCTGCCTCAGCCAATGGTTGTAGCAAGGCATTCATGAGGCCCTCGGCAGAGAAATCCTCCAACCCCATGAGAGAGTCTGCAAGATATTGGATGCTGCCAGATATGCCATCAACAATTGCTTGTCTAAGTATTTCAGAGCATCTCTCTGATGCCTCTTTCATCCTATTTAGCCAAGCCTCATACTCCTCAAATGTCTCAAAGTTTGGGTCAGGAGATGGGAGGTCAAAATCTATCTCAAGAAACTCATTGAGGTCATCAATGAGGTCATCAACGGTGTCATCAAACTCCTTGAGTGGAGTGTCATCAATCTTGACCTCTGGCCATTGAGTGAGTTTTGAAATCTCATCATTGAGCTGTGTCAAAATCTGTTTCTCCTGGCCGGTCAGAGCAGAGGTCTTGTTGAGATATTTTTCCCTCTCTTTCTGGAGAAATTCAAGGTAAGTTGCCCCATTTTGAGACAAGTCTGCATAGAGGGCTTTATCCTCCTTGATGACATTGAGGTCAAAAGAGTTCTTCCAACGGTCATGCTGCTCATAAAGCCCACGCATCTTGCTTAGGTTGTCTGCATAGAGTTCTGCCTGGGTCTTACCGCCTTTATTGCCACCACCGCCTTTGCCAAGGTTATTCATGATGTCCACCACCTTTTTGACATCCGGAGACATCGGGCCGACAAAGTCAGGTGATGTCTCTCTGGCAAATGCCTCTGCAAATCCATCACCCAAGGCAGGGAGAATGTCAATGAGGTCTTTGGTGGATTTAACGGTGGACAATAGGGAGTTTTGCAATGTTGTAAATCTGGCAGTCTGGGCCTCAACGGCATTGCTCTGTTGTGCAGCAGCAGACACATATTGCTCAAGTTGTTTCCTTGCCTCCTCAGTGTCACCACTGTTGTAGCCCATGAGTAAGTTGAGCCGCTCCAGACTGCCACCATTGGAAACATAGTCCTGTGTGAGTTTCTCAACCTCTGTCTCAAGCCTCCGGATTTCATCTCTCATGGGCTTTGCATTTACGCCATGAGACTCCATTGAAAGAGCATTGGTTGAAAGTTCTCTCATCTGCTTATTGAGAGACTCTATCTGGGTCATGGTCTTGACCGCCTCCTCATATCCATCACCTTGGTTGCCCATCCAAATGAGAAAGCCCTTGACCTGCTCTCTCATCTCAGAGGTGATGTCAGACTGTTTGAGTTTGGTGTTGCATTTGAGGATAAAGACATCAATGGCTTTCTCCGCAGCAGCATCCATGGCAAGGATAAGACCGGAGTTTTGCTGTGTCAAGATGTTTTTCATCTCTGTGACCGCAGCAATCCTCTCCTTGGTGGATTGGTTGACATCCCTGGCCTTTTCCATCAATTGTTGATACCTGGAAAGGTTTTGTGCCTCAACCAACGCAGAGGCAGTCTGAGCCTCACCAATGGCATCAACGGCCATGGCAAAATCTTGAGCAGCCTTGGCATTTTCAACCATCCTTGAGAATATGCCGGAGAGGTCTCCGGTGGCAACGCCATTGAGGAAAGTGTCCCATGAGGATTTCATGCCAGACATTGTCTTGTCCCAAGCATCACCCATGGCTTGGCTATGATGGACAACCTTGTCAGTGGCTTTGACAACACCGACAATTGCAGCAGTGACCGCTGCCACTTTGCCAACGGCCATTGTCCAAGACTGTTTGATGGTCTTGGCAAAAGAGTCTGTCCGCCTCTCAGAGTCTTTCAGACCTTTCTCATAGTCATCATGTCTGAGCCTAAGCCTGACAATCAAATCTCCAATCTTACTCATTGCCTTTCTTTGCTTGAAAGTCCTTAAAAATGGCCAAAAAAGCGGCCTCCTCATCCTCCGTCACAACACAATCAACCGGCTCTTTTATTGCCTTAAAGTCCCATGGAAATGGAAACATCCTCTCAACAGCCCTTGGCCAATTGGGTTTCTTGCCAGGGATTTTCCAAACAATCTGAAAAACCGCCCACCTCAGTCTGTTCCATTGCCCATGCCTTTCCTGTTCTTTTGCTTTCTGGAGAGCCAAAACCTCATAATAGGTTGTAAACATGGCCTCCTTGTAAGTCTTTCCACAATGCCCAATCAGAAATGAGGCTATCTCATCCCAATCAAAGGCAAGTGTCAGTTTTTTTTTTCGCCTTTAGGCTCTGCATCATGCTCCTCTGCAAGTTCCTTGGCAGTCTTTCCAGAGAGACACTCAACGGCCACTGACACCATCTTGTAAAACTCTTTTTTGTTCTCTCCGGCCCACTGAGCAAAGTCAAGATATTTCAACTTGAAATCCTCAACATCCGGATTATCCATTTTCTCCGCCTCCACATAATTGATGGCAGAGAGCCAAATAATTTTCACATACAAATCAAGAGTGGCATGCACATCATTTGAGTCCTCAACCTCCAATGTGATGCCTTTCCGCTTGGCAACGGAAAACAAAGACGGAGTGATGAGCAATCTCACAGACACTCCGTCCTTGATTGTGATTTTCTGAATAGCAGAAACCATATCTCTGATTTATCTGCTATTCATTTGCCTGAGGATAGTGAGTGGGCGCACCTGTTACCTGGAGAGAAATCTGCCTGGAGCAAACCGACTCCTGGTCAGAGGTGTCATTGACCGCAGTGATGAGAGCCTCAAAGGCATCTCCCTCTGTTCTCGTGGCATTGCCCTCTCCACTAAGTTGACCGATAAACACAAAGACAGTGTCTCCTGCTGCAAAGGAGGTGAGCAGTGTGTGCTGAGCCTCGGTGGCTTTGTTGTCAAGGTTGACGGTGACATCCGCAGTGGCAGATTTCTTGCCTGCAAGGAAATTTGCCCACTCAACATCCTTGTCCGTCACCTCAATGGGAGACATAGAGCGAGAATAGGAGTTGGTCTGCTCTCCTTTCAGGACTGTATGCTGAGAGCCTGCACTGTTAGTGATATAGACTCTCCGCTTGTTTCCAACTGTTGGCATAGTTATTTGATTGATGTTATAAAATGAAATTGAACTTGTTGCACAAATGACCTGTCTTGATAACCCTCAACGGCCCCTGTCTGGACACAGTCAAGGACATCAAAATCATCATAGGTTGCCTCTTTCCGGTCAAGAGCATCAATGACTGCCTCTGAAATCTCCACGCCCTCTGTATAATCCGCAGTGATGATTAAAACGGTGGCATCAGACTCCACATAGGCACACCCACCCTTGTCATAGCGAGATGTAACAGTGTCCCTCTCATAGAGGATGAGTGGAAAGGCTTTCTCCACCTTGGTTGCCACAGGATAGATGTTGTCACCAACCATGGCAACAACTCTCTCATCCTGGCTCAAAACTGAGTAAAGGTGATTTGCTATCTTGAGTCTCATTTCCGTCTTGATGCAATCTTGTCAATTGCGCCCAAAATCATATCTGACAGCTTTGCCTCCGCCTGGCCCACTGAACTTGCCACAGCACTCTTGAAAAAAGGCTTGGCAGGTGTCGCTCCATGTCTCCGGCCATTGCGCCCTGTGCCCTCTTTTGTGCCCTCCTCAAGCCATTGCAGTTTGAAAACACTGCCATCTGACAAGTAGAAAGGTTTATAAATGTTCACCTGACCTCCGGAGCCGTTACGATAGACAACAAGACTGACACCCTTTGTCCTTTTCTCTCTGTTGGAGGTGACTGATGCAGCCCCACTCCTCACAGATTTCCGGACTATTCCAAGAGCTGTTCTGATGCCGGATTTCAGTGCTTTCCTGATTTCCGGTTGTTTCATGTCCAAATCCTTGAATTTCTCCTGGATTTGGGAGGTGTCAACCACCGCCAACTCATCAGATGTCATCCGTCCCTTTGCCATATACGGTCATTTGAAAGGCTTTGCCTCACTCCCCTTGAGGATGTGAGGCAAAAGCCGTCAGAGAGTTGATTTAGGCTTTCTTGGTCAGCTTGCCAAATGCCTGAGCACGGGCCTGCTTGATGTCCCAGAAAGAGTTGAGGGTGAACTGCACCTGGTTTTTCTTGGCCAGGGTGAAAGGGTCAACGGTCAAGTCCATGTCACCGAACTGACCAACCAGGGCATAGTTGAAATAGCCAAATTCAACAGTGTCGGCAGGTGCATACTCAGTGACAAACACAGGGACACCGTCAATCTTGTCATCCTCAATTATGAAACGGTCTCCATTGCCACGGAGAGTGGCCTTGAGTTCAGCTTTCATGGCATTGGTCATGACAAAGCCGGCAGTCATGGAGGGCTCAATGCCGGTGGCATCAACCGCCCCCACAAGGGCACAAATGTCCTTGTAGGAGATAACGCCAGAGGCAGCAGACTCCATGATGGTGGTGGGTGCTACAAACAGGCCATTGACATCCTGGGCAATAGCAGTGCCCTGAAACATCCACTTGTTGAGCACTCTGGTGATGGCCATCCGGAGGTTGTTGACCACAACATCAAAGAGTTTTTCATTGGTCATGACAAGGGCCGTCTTGGTGACAGGGATGGAGATGGCAACCCTCCGGGGAGTAGGCTTGACAGAGTTGATGTCAAAGTCAGAGTCTGCAATGGTAGCACTCTCACCGGCAACAGTGGCCTCAACAGCCTCAACAACAGGATAGAGCCAATCATCAGAGAGGCCGGTCTGGATGTGGCAACCCACTTTGTCCAGGATGAGACCCTTTTCAAGAGGGCCAATGATGTCTCCAATCTGGAGGGCAACCAGAGGCTGTGCATCCGCCTTGTCAATCAGACTTGCAGCGCGTACCTGGATAGGCTCACCGGAACGACCTGCCTCCACGGCCTGCTTGGCAAAGGCCAGACGGAGTTCTCTTTTCTGAGCCTCGCTGTTGATAGCCAGGCTTGCAGAAAGTCTTTCACCGGCCTCAATCTGCATCTCAATCTGAGCCTGCTCCATGTCGGCACGGTACTGCTTAACCCTCTCCGACTCCTCTGGAGTCAGAGCACGGTTTTCCTTGCCTGCATTCTCATAGAGCGCAGTCAAGGACTGTTTGGCCTCAAAGAAACGAGACCTTGCATCTTTTTTGGGCATAATAGTAAATGTTAAAATGGTTTGTTATAGTAATCCTCTCAATTTGAGCAGTTCCATCTCCTGAGTGGCAGGGATGCCGGCCTCAGGTGCCGGAGGCTCAGAGTAGGCTCTTGTTGCGACAACGCCTGCAAATGTTCCCCAATAGGCAGGGTCAACCACAATTGCAAAGTCATAGATGCCTCCAAACTTGACAATTGTCCGGTAATTCTTTCCGCCCCTCTTTTCATCAACAACACCGTCCTTGTCATAGGTGAATGCAAAAGAGCACCCCCAGACATCCCCCCTCTTGATGAGTTCAAGGACATCATTGCCTGTGGTGGTGTTGGGCAGTTCACAACGGAATTTCACACCATACTCATCAATTTCAAAGGTTAGAGTGCCACCGCCAAAACAAGACCGCCCAAGGATATAATCATTGTTATGATTGAAATTGAGTTTGATGTCCTGAGCATTCAGGAAATCAATGGTGACAGCCCTTGGCTCAATGACCTCAATAAATGTCTTTCTGGATGCCTTGTCATACTGCACACGGCTCTCCTGGTTAAAAACTATGGCATAACCCTCAACAACCCTGCTCTCCTCGGAGACAAGGTGTGGGGCATATTCTCTGTGTTCACGAAAGTCAAAGACTCTCCTCTCAAAATCAGGCATAGCAAAAAATGTTTTCTATAATTCTGTGAAAAAGGTCTGTTTTTGTGGGTATCACTCACCGCTTGCACCTGTCATCTTTGGACTGTCCAACACAACGAGATTGGCAGACACAAGCACCTCATCACCACCCTTGACCGGAGGATTGCCAACGGCCTTTCTCCAATCATTGACTGTCCTTGCACCGGCAGCAATGGTCTTTGTCATATATTCGGCTTGTGTTGACAGGTCTGTCTGCATCAAAGGCTCAATGTTGAAATCAATCTTGTATGCCCCAAACATCTCTCTGGGGATGATTTTTGTCTCAAACTCCAACTCAATCTGAGTCAAGAGAGGTTGCAGTGTGTCTGTAAGGAAAGACACCTGAGACATTTCAGATGCTTTGTAGTTGGTTGTTTGTTGAGCAAAGACCTTATCAGGATGGACACCAAAAAAACGGCAAATCTCAAACACATTGAACTGCTTTGATGCCAACAGCTCAATGTCCTTGGGAGAGAGTGAAATCTGGTTGAAAGACATCTCTCCAGGGAGGTTGAAAATCTTTTTGCCAGATGACAGTTGCTTTTCAATGTTGTCTGCCACACTCTCCAACTGCTTATTTTGGACAGAGCCAAAGCCAACGGTCTCACCCTTGCCACTGACAAAGCCGGAGAGGATGCCACCACTCTTGAATGTCTCCACATTTGCACTGTCCGCATTGTCTGAAATGGCCAGGACACGGCCTGCAAAGGACAGTGTGCTCAGACCGTTATAGCCACCATCAATGCCCATGTTTTTGATGTGGATGATTTGGTCTGCTGGATAAATGCCAAAGACACGGTTGATGGCATCAGATATGGAATAGGTGTTGGTGAAAGGGTCATAATAGACCGTATTTGGCCCAAGGAGGATGAGTTTATCATAAGACTCTGAGCCAAGCACCGGCAAGAGATAGGCATTGCCCTGGATGAGAGTCATCACCATCATTGACCTTTTCAGCTCAAAGGCAGACATCCTTTCATTGGGCCTGACATTCAACAGATAATTGAGGCCAAAGAGGTCATCAATCTCTGTCTGGAAATAACCGCCCATGTTGCGCTTTATCTCAAGAGGCAATTGGGCAACACCCTTGCTCAAGATGTCAACACAACGGTAAACAGTGGCAATTCTCAGGGCCAACTCTTTCTGAGTGACCTCATCTGTGCCCCTTGCCATCTTGAAAACAGATTGGGACTGCTCTGATGCAGCCTCAGACTGCTCTGCTGACCGTTTCTGTCTATTTTTGAAATTGAAAAGTGCCATAATTTACTGATTTATCAACTCCACAATCATGATTGTGGCCATGTCTGTTATCCTTGGGTCAATGCTCAAAACCCTATATTTTTGCCCCTTATAGACCACACGGAGGGTTGATGGGACATCATCAAACACCGGCTTTGTCCGGATGGTGATTTTCTTGGTGATTGTGTTGAATGTTTCACCATTATTGATGACCATGCTGCCTGCACTCTGCTCCACCCTGGCACGGCCTCTCCACCTCTGTGTCCATTTCAAGACCTCAGACCCATCTGAGTTCCTGTTGACAGAGGTCTTTTCAATGACAATTATGTCTCTGAGCAATCCGGCCTGCATATATTAGAACTTTTTGAGTGGCAAAAGCAGGTAAGCAATACCATTTGGCAGCTCTGAGGCAGAGCCATAGGTGACAGACTCCCTATTGGCATACCATGCACCAACGGCAAGACGGACCGCATGCCTGATGGCCGGCTTGAGAGTGTCATGGTTGCACCTGCCATCCTCATGCTTTTCAACAAAATCCGACAAAGGCCGGTTGAGATATGTGGCAATTGAGTCCTCTGCCACCTCAATCAACTCCTTGATATAGGCATCATCCTCATCATGGTCAATGTTGAGGTGCTTTTTGAGGTCTGAAATCTCTAAATACATAACAAAACATGTTTCTACTTAACCCACAAAAAGGGTTTTTTTGTGGGTAAAAACATTGAGACATGAGTGCATCCTGCACTTTTGGCTTTATCTCTTGAAATTCATGAAAAGATTTTGGGACATGAGGCAACAAATTGCCCCATCAATCTTGAGAGCCAACGCCTGCTTGATGGGTTTCCGGTTTCCAAGCCTGTCCTCATCCATCAGGCAGTTGCCAAAGCACCATGCTGTGATTTCATTTGGACTGAAAGAGCATGCATGCACCTTGACCATCATCTCAAGAGACTCAACTGAGCCGGTAAACTCACCATAAGTCTGTTTGATGGGCTTGAGCACCGGAGTTGCACCAACGGATTTGAGCATGTTCACGGCAGTTTTGGCCTTATATGGGTCATAACCTATGCCGGCAATAATCACTTGGCCATTGTGGGAAATAATGTCATTGACAATCATCTCATAGTCTATGACTGACCCTGGCAACAACCTGAGAAAGCCCTTATCCACCCATGACTGATACAACTCTCTCCTGGCATGCTTGGCAAGAGACTCCTCTGGCAAATAATACTCTATATGATAGTGAAAAGACTGAGTCTGCTCAAGATAGATTTCATAACAAACAGCAGAAAAGTCATCCCAGACAGAGAGGTCAAAGGACACCATGCACATGGGAGGGCTTTCTGGGTCAAGTTGTGACCACTCAAAAGGCTTATAGAGTCCCCTTATCTCATCACCGGAGAGCCATGTTTTCATTGTGTTGGTTGCAAAGATGTTGAGCAACTTTGTCCTAAATGCCACCATGTCCTCTGCTGTCTCCTGGGCTTTCACCCATTTCCTCTGATAGTAGTCAGATTTGACGGTATATCCCAAATGAGGCTGCACCTTTTCCCATGTCAGAGGGTCATCATCCTGGTCATCCACATCTGGCATGAAAATGAGGGCAAAGACAGAGTTGTCAGTCCTGTCTCCAAGCAAAATTTTCTGATAGGCAGTGAGGGTGTCCACACATGGAGAGTCCTGCAACTCTGATGCTGTGGTGATAATCAGCTCAAGAGGGTTTTCCCTGGTGCCGGTGGATGTGGCCATAACATTTCTCAGAGCTGCACTCTTGGCCTGTGCAAACTCATCAAGGATGTAGCATGATGCATTGAGGCCATCCAAGGTGGATGCATCAGATGCAAGGCACTGAGCAAAGGCAGTCCGCCCCCTCTGGTTGTTATAGACAATTTCTCTATTGATACGGAAACGGTTGAATTTGTCCAGACTCCGGAGAGACCGCCTCATGACATCAAAACAGATTTTTGCCTGGTTGTATGAGTTGGCACACACATAGACCTGGCCATCTGCATCCCCAAAAAGAAACTCATAAATGGCAATGCCGGCCACCAATGTTGTCTTGCCAAACTTTCTGGGCACAAATAGCATGGCATTTCTGATGAGCCTGTGACCACTGTCATCATAAAATCCATAGATATTGGCCAGGATAAACACCTGCACCGGAGACAGACGGACACTTTTCATGCCATCTGACTGAGGGAATTTGAGTGCCTCAATCACCAAAATGACCACTTTCACCCTCTCTGGCACAAAGGTAAAGGTCTGCATGAATGAAATAAACCTCCTTACAGCCAATAACTCAAAGAGGTTGTGCCTCTCCGGAGACTCAACCACCTTTCTCAGATACTCAGGGAGACGGTCATCTGTCTGCTCAAGGTCAAGTGCCTCAATCATTGACCGCCCACTCTGCCTGAGCAGGTTGACAATGTCAATTTTGGCTTGCCTCCTCTGTTGTTTGGTCAAATCATCCATTTAGCATGTCATTAACCTGGTTTGTCAGGGCCTCCAAAGGGTCATCATCAGATGCCTCCATTGTCTCAAGGGTCAAACCAAGGGCCTTGAGGGACTTGACAGCAGAGGTTGTGAGGTCTGGCAGTTTAGCATATTCCGGTTTTATCTTATATTGGGTGTTGCCCATCTTGTCAATATACTGATAGTAAGTCTTTGATGCTCTTGCAATATCCCTCTGCACATGCATCATGGCAAGATAGTTGACTGCTGCCACATAGATTGCATGGTCAAGGCTTGTGCTATAAGTCTTTTTTGACTGCAACAGAGTTTTAATCTGCATGACAACCTCATCAATGGTTGGATAAGGCTTTGTGCCTTTCTTTTTCAGGTTTGCACGGCTTTTCATTTGGCCCTCAGTTTCGGTGCCGGCCACCGCCTCTCCATGACCACCGACATCAGCAACCACATCATGAGACGGTTGCACCTCCGGAGCTGCACCCTCCTCTTGATGTTCAGTCACTGCCTCAACAGTGGCAATTGGTAGTTTGATAATCCTTTTTGTCATAAATAATGCAGTAAGTCATCCACTAAGTCATCCACCATCCAGAGCACCCAAAACGGCCTCTCACCCCCTTACAGTTTTGAAAATCACCCTGTGCGTGAAAAAGAGAGGGCGATGTGGGTCTTGACCTGTTGCGTTTTCAAATAAAAAAATAGCCCCCCCCTCTCAATTATTTCCAGGCATCCTCTATCCTCCTGGACAGGAGAGGGTCTGTTCCGGCTCCCTTATATTTCTCATGAAACGCCTTATCCGGAGAGTCCCAGATTGTTCCGTCAGGCTGCTTGTATGCAACAACCAACCCATGGCTCTGCACATAAGCCATGGCCTTTTCCTTGCCAACCTCCTTGGGCTTTGCAAAGGGTGTCTCAATTATGTAATACTCCCAAGCAATCATGTCAGGGAGAAACCTGTTTCTGATTGCAGACCTCATCACTATTGCCATAGTCATTCACTTTGTTTTGTGGTACTGTTGCCACACCACTTGCTCATAAAATCATTTGCTTGCCTCTTTATTGCCTCTCTGACAGACTTTCTCCCCTTGAGGGCATTGCTCCCCAATCTCACATGTTCCGCCTCATGACAAGGCTTGCAAAGAGCCTGGAGATTGTCTCTGTCAAAGGCAAGGGCACACATGTCCGGATATGTCCTTGCAGACTCTATTGGGACACGGTGGTGGACATCCACGGCAAGGGATGTCCGGCCCTCCTTATCACATAACTCACAGACAGGATGCTCTCTGAGATAACTTGCCCTAAGCATCTGCCACCGATAAGATGTGATAATCTTTCTATAATCCTGGCCATGTTGGTGTCTCATCTCCTCTGCCTCCTCCTTTCATATAGTGCATCTCTCTCTGCCTCTGGAGTGGAGAGCATTTCATCAAACATGTCCTCAACCTCTTTCCCAAGGGAAAACTCCTCGCTCTCATAAGCAGCAGAGTTGGCATATCTGAGCAGAGCCCTCACAAGGGTCTGCATCAGACTATAAATGGATTTGAAACCATACTCCTTGCACAATGTCTGCAAAAGAGCAAACTCCCTTGCAGACACATTGCTATAAATCCTATGAGGATGTTTTTCTTTCACCGCCTTATCTGCACTGTTTCCCTCTCACCAAGAGAGTTGCCTGCCTCTGCTCTGCAAAGTCCACCACGGCCACTTTCTGCCTGTATAGAGAGGCAGAGCCAATGGCAAACCTTGAGAGCATGTTGGTCATGTTTCTCATGCTGCACTCATCCATGATGATGATGCTTGCCTTGAGCCCTCTCCTTTTACTCATCACCCTGCTCTCCATACACATCAAGAGTCCTGGCAAACTCCACCTTTCCCATGATGTCTGCAATCTTGTCATTGGTTGCCTCAATGTCCTGCCTCAACTCCTGGCAGACACGGTCTTTGACCTGGCCGGCAAGGATGTCAATGGTTGACTGAGAAAGAGGCCCATCTTGCATGCCCTCCACTCTTTTGGTGAAAACAATCTCAACCTGGCCAAAGGTGTTCACCCTGGTATATGCATGGTCAAAGTTCTGGACTGCACCAAGCAGCTCCTCTTTAGCCACCATATCTCTCCGGAGACAGTTGACACGGTCTGCCACCTTGACCAATTTGTCAATCCTTGATTTGTAAAACTTTTTCATATCACAAGACTCTAATTGATTTCCGATAGGCAACAGTTGCATTGATGAGGTCAAAGGACTTTGTCTCAAACTTTGCATCTGTTGTAAACCTCAACACCAACCAACCCATTGAGGCAGCAGTGTTGAGTTTCTCCATGTCATTGATATATCCTTGAGGGTTGTTGTGCCGGCCATATTCCCAGACACCGCCATCAATCTCAATGGCAATCTTGAGAGCAGGGATGGCATAGTCAAAACGCCATCTCCTTGTTGGGTGAAACCTCCACTCCGCCTCAAGTTCAACACCCTTGACCCTCTGCTCAAATATCTTTTTGTAAACATCAATTTTAGGCATATCCATTCAGTTGTTGTTTGACTCTCTCCCTGATACAGCAGAGGTGTTTGATTTTGGCATCAAGCCTCCCCATATATAACTGAATTTCCGCCAGATTTGTGGCTAAATAGACATGTTTGCCATCTATGATGACACCACTGAGCATCTGGCCCAGGATAATCTCCTCAAGCAACTTTATCACAACAAACTCCGTCACCTTGACCTCCGCCCACCTATTAAGGCCCTGGGCAATGTCCTTGATTTTTAGAGCTGCTTTCTTGCCTTTGTGGTTTGGCAACTCTCTCAAGAGCACCGGCAAGAGTTTCCTCTGTTCATACTCGGTCAACATGCCTGGCCTCCTATTGGTTGTCAGTTGCACTCCAGGGCTTAAGGTTGCCAACAAAGGGCACTAACCTCAACTGTTCCTCCGTGAGCCCCTCCATGACACCCTTGTTGAAAGCAGGCTTAAGGAAATGTGTCTGGCCAAACTTTGGCTCATGCAGCTCAAAGGCAGTCAGATTGATATAAACACTCTTGCTTGCCTTTTCTTTTTTCACTCCGGTCTTTTTATCTGTCACAAAATAGCCATCAGTGACAGTCCCTATCCGGTTATTGATGGGAATGTATAAACCACGGCTCCCATCCGGATTGTCAATCACTCTTGCTCCCTTGAGTTTGAGTGCATCAAGTTTGAGATTGTAATTTGTCATGACCTATCAATTGCCATAAAACTCAATTTGGTTGTAGTCCTTACACTTGCCACCCTCAACGGTTGGTGTCAAATACTCTTTGACCGCAACACCGACAGAGGCAACAATCTGATGTGCCCTATAATGCCAACATGTGGCTTTGAGTGGACATTTATGCCCATGGCATTTGTGTGTGTTCATAGTTCATCAAATAGTGTTTTTTCTGTCCCCTCTTGCTCTCTCCCCAGAATAAAGTCACAGATAAAATTTCTTGCATAGTCAGGATGTATCATGCTCCTCTCCTCAGAGCAGAGACCGGCCACCGGAGAGGATTTGGCCCTATCAATCAACCTCTGCTCTTTGTCCATCTGTATTGTCCTTTGACAAGTGGGCTTGCAGTTCACAAACCAATATGCTGTTGGCTTTTTATAAACATCCCCTCTGAGCATCCGGTTTTTGTCAATGATGGTGGGAGTGGGAAAGTTTTGCCCTGTTATCAAGTAATTTGGATGGGTTGCAGGGTTTTCAATGATGAGTCTCAACCCCCTCTCATGGCAGACAAGATATAGTTTATAAAGCAGCTTATGAAAGAGAGTCCTCTTGTCCAGACGGTCAATGGCTCTCTCCACCTTGGCTCTCTCCGTCTCTTTCTCATAGTTCCTGGATGAGAGGCAAAAAACAAGCTGTTGGATGGTCTCAAAGTAAATGCATGGAAAAAAGGCCATAAGTAAGTCACCCCCCCCATTTTGTCAAAGAGAGATGGTTTGCCATCATAAGCAGCCTCAATGGCTTGAAAGAGGTCACACTGATGGTCTGTCTGGCCAAAGTTGTTTTGTATATCATAATCCTCTGCAATGATGCCAAGTTTCTGAAACTCCATCTTGAATGTGCCAGACTGCTCAAAGAGGCAGTGAACTTTTCCTGTTATCTCCATGGCTATGCTGCACACTGATACATAAGTTTGACCACATCCCCCATTGGAGCAAAGCTGTCTCTCAGGAGGGCAAAGCCCCAATCTCTGGCATGAGCCTCAAACCAATCCTTGACATTGGGAGAGCAGTGCCAAAGGACACAAAGCCTCCTACTCCCATCATTTGCCATCTGCAATTCAACAAAACTCTTGACATCCAAGACTGCATCAATGGCCATGTCTCCGGTCTCCTCGGCTCTTTTTACCGTCCCCTCCATAAACTTGTAAAAGCACTTTATTTTGGCTTTTCTGAAAGTGACCTGGTCAGAGTTGACTCCATCTGCTTTAAGCCTGGCATCTCCCATCTTGAATGTCCAGAGGTTGGCAAGGCCAATCCTCTTGGCCGGTGTATCATAGAGCCTGCCTTTTGAGTCTTGCCATCCGGTGCTTGTGTTGTAGCCAACAAACCTCTCCACCTCTGCTGCCGGCATGGCTGCATTTTTCAGATAAAAAATTTTATAAAATTGTTGTTTTTCTTGTTCTTGGAGAGGGCACGGTGTGTCCAAAGAAAAATAATTATCAGATGTTTTTTTATCATTCATATAATGGGCAGAGGTGTCTGCACCACCATTTTGAGGTGTCTGCACCACTGATGAGGTGGTGTCTGCACCACCATCCACACTCTTTCCAGATTGGTGGTGTATTTTGGTGGTGTCTGCACCACCAATGCTCTTTCTTCTGCTTTTGCGCTTGAGAGGCTCAAAGATTTCACCGGCCCTCACCCTGTCCAACAGAGCCTCATAGTTGGTGTCATATTCATTGAGAGGCCGTTTGTCCCTGTTGGAGAGGGTTGATGTATATCTGTTGATATAGCCTGCCTCCAAGAGCATATCAATGGCCTCAACCACTGACCGCCTGTCTGTGCTTGTCCACTCTGCAAGTTCACTGTAAGAGCATTGGAAATGCCTCTTGCCATCTTTGGTGAAAGAGTGTATCCTGGCAAACACCAAGAGCAAGACCCCCTTGAGTTTGAGGTCTTGCACCATGGGTGCCTGTATTAGAATGTAATCTGAGGATTTCATGAGTAGTAGTAGAAAAGTGCCAAATGGCTATTTGAGTTTGATATTGTATGCCTCAGCTAAGAGCCTGATGGCACGGTTGCCATAGGCATCTTTTGTCAGAGTTACAAACTCCCTTGCAGAGAGTTTGGAGGTTGCAGGGTCAAGACCATGCTCATTGCAGAAAGACTCTCTCCCCATCCGACATGAGCCGGTCAGAGTATTGTGCCAGGTAAAGAGTTCATGACCATCAATAGCCTCATCCGGATTGGGATGGTCATTGACAAACTCTTTGACTCTCTCCTCAACAGGCTTTCTCCGGAGGGCCTTGCCCATGACATCACTCACTGCCTCATGGATGTTTTGACCATGAGCAAAGCAACCATCTTTCTTGGCAATGATACAGGGTTTGAGTGTGAGGTCTCTGCCAACGATAGCACCAGATGCATAAGAGATGGGCACTCCCATCCTCACCTGATAGATGATGGTTGGAGTGTCATCAATTTGGAAAATCTGATGGCCATTGATGGATTTGAGACCGTCACCGTAACCGTAACCGTAACCGTCACCGTAACCGTCACCGT